CCTCTCTCTCGCGGGTGTAGCTCAGTTGGTAGAGCACCACCTTGCCAAGGTGGACGTCGAGAGTTCGAGTCTCTTCGCCCGCTCCATTTGCCGAAGCCCTTCAGAAATGAGGGGCTTCTGCGTTTCTAGCAGGGTGCTCACAAGCACCGTAGGAAAGCTCTCTCTGGAATCATTGCGAGCCCATTGCGGGCCGAATCTGCAATGATTCGAGGGAGAGCCCCGGCCAAAGCCGGGACTTCCGATCAACCTGAGTTCAGACCGACGCCGGGCGAGGCGATGGTGAGGGGGTTCACCTTTCGCTTCACGCCTGCGTCAGTGACGTAGAGCCCGCCGCCTGCGACGGTCTGGGGCTTCGCCTCTTCGGGAGTGATGTGCTTCCGATAGTCGTCATAGGCGTTGTATTTGTAGCTCTGCTTGTCCATCGGCCGCGTGAGCGGCGCGGTGATGTGGCCGAGCGTCGTGTTCGGCTTCACCCACTTCTCAGCGATGCCGAGAGGGCTGAGGAGCTTGGGCGGGTTAGGCAGACACACGGTTACTTGGCCGCGCGCGGGCGCGAGCCGAACCACCACGTCAGGCCAGTGGCGGCGGTGAACACCAAGTCGGACACCAGCATATCGCGGGTCGTCACGGGGAGGTTCCCGAAGAAAGCCAACAGGGCTACGACCGCGGCCAAGGCCCAAGTAAGGCCCGGACGGGTGAAGCGCCTGAAGGAGTCGACGAGAACCGCCACAGCGGAGACCCACGACGGGGTGTTCGACGGAATCGGCACACTGTCCTCGTTGGCCGAGGTCTGCGAGGCCGTGAAGGCCTTCAGCTCCTCTTCCTTGATCTTCAGCTCGGAGAGAGCCTTGGCCTTCATGATGTCGACCTCGGCCTGCTTGCGCGAGGCGTAGGTGTCGAACCACTTCGAGCCAAAGTCGAGGAGCTTGCCGACGATGGTGCCGCCGAGGGCGGATGCTAAGAAATTCATGGGCGTTACCACTTCACAAGGAAGATGGACTTCTCTTGCTCAGGGGTGAGGGTTACTCGCTGTCCCGTCTGCGGCTCGATGTAGACGAGCCCTTCAGGCGTCAGCGCTGCAACGATGGCGTGGCCTGAGTTCGGCGTGGGCCGATACCAGACTTCCGCCAGTGCGAGCGAATCCGGGGGAGCACTGGAGTGCCACCGCTGGACGGCGTAGCGCGCTTGGTTGACGCTGATGTAGAGGGAAGCGAAGTGATTGCAGTCGAAGGACGCGTCCCACTTCACGAGTCCGAGGTCGGACAGCGTAGAAGCGAAGGCGTCGTAGAGGTCCGGTAGGTCCGTCGTTTTGACGAGGGCGTAGCGGTCGTCTCCAGCGATCTGCGGTTTGGGGAGGTGCTGGCGATCTATCGTCACCCCTGAGCCAAGGTGAGGCTCCGATTTGGAGCACCCACCGAGGCACAAGAGAGACGCGAGAACCAGCGCGGCGTTAAGCCGAAGCCAGCCAAGCCGAGACATGGCCGATAGCTGCGACTTCCGCGGGCGAGTCCTCCGGCACGCCGATGACCTCAGAGCTTTCGCTCATGTCGGGACGGACGAGCCGGATGACGTAGCCCTGCTCCGTGTCACCAACATAGTTGATGTTCAGGAGGCGGAAGCCGATGGCGTTGCCGAAGCCGAGCACGCGAGCGCTGGCGTCGATGGGAGCGGGGAAGAACTTAATCATAGGATTAGTCGGCCAAGTGGCCGCGGATGGTGTGGTAGAGCGGGTCGGTCGTGGTGGAGTTCGCCCACATCGCGTTGGCGTCAGCGTAACGCTTCACCAGCGTCAGGGGATTCACGCGTGCGGCCAGAGCGCCGGAAGTAACGTAGCCGTTGCCTCCTGAGCTGCTACCGCAGTAAACCGTCGGGGTGCCCGCAGTCTTGATGTCCCACGAATCGATGCTGTGACGCGTGTAGTCGGTGAAGACGTTCGCGCCGAGAAGCTGCTGGTTGCCCAGCGTGTTCGTCGTGGCCTGGATGAGCCAGTCGCGCTTCTCGGTCAGCGGCAGCACGCCGCTCGTCACGACTCCGGGGATGCGATTAGCGCCTGCGTCGGCGAGAACTGGAATCGGCTGCACGATGGGTTTAACCACCGGCCCGAGGTCTTGGAGCACGAACGGCTGAGTAGTCGCGTCGATGGTGATAGAGCCACCAACCGAGTTACCGTAAATGCGCATCGTGCCGTCCGCGGCGAAGAACTCGATGACGTTGAGCCCGATGCTGAGGGGGTATTGCGTGTTGCCGTTACCATCTTCGTAGACGGCCCACGAGCCCGTCATCGCGGACACGTAAAGCGTGAGGCGGTATTTCTTCCTCGGAGCATTGCCGCTGTTAAGGACGCTTCCCGAGAAGATACCGGCAGTGCCGTTGAGGCGGCTCATAGTCAGCACTTGTCCCGAAACCGAGATAGAGGTGTTGGTCGAGTTGACGCCCCAATACTGTCCGTAATTGCCGCTGTTGCTGAATGCCGTGCCGTCCGCAACGTTGATGCTGAGGTTAGCGACAGAAGACGGGAAGCGGTTCACCATACTGCCGACGCCAATCTCACACCACGCGGGAAGCCGCCCGGTCTGCGTCCATTCGAGAACCTCGGTGGCGCTGAGAACAGCGTTGATTAGGGTGAGCGGAAGCTGACGGCTCGGGGGAACCAATTCCGTCGCGACCGAAACACCTTGCACGAGGTAACTCGTGTTGAGGATGCTGCTCCACGCGCCGGGAGAGCCGGTGGTGCTTTCAATGCCCGCGAACGCTTGTCCATTCAGGTAGAGAATCGGGGCCGTGGCCGTGCCGTCGTGAGTGAGCGCCCACGCCGTCCAAAGGCCGAGGTTGGTAGCGACCGCGTTGACGTAGCGCACTTGTCGGTAGTTGGCCGCACCGCCGTCGTAGAAGCGGAGGTAGAGGTCCGCGCCATAGCTGTGCATCGCCAGCGTCTTGCCGGAGGTCATGCCGCCGCCTGGGCTGTCCGAGAGAGTCCACAGGCCGCGGTTGGTGTTCGCCTGCGAAGTCGGGAAGCGTAGGACACCGCCTAGCGTCTTCGGACTTCCTTGAACGTTCCCAGCCGCGCCGAGCGTCCAATAGACGCGACTACCCGCGGTAGCGCCGTCGAACGACAGCACTTCACGCAGACCTCGTGCGAAGTCGCCAAGGAGTGAACGACTCTCCGTTAGCGAGTCCTGCGCAGCGCCGGTCCGGTAATTCGAGAGGTCGTTGTTCGTCCCCTTATTTAGGAGAAAGGGAAGGACGCTCATTAGTCTTGGAACGCGACCCACGCGTTCACGCTGGTCGTGCCCGTAGCGCCGCTGAGGGTGAGGCGAAACTTGAGTCCTTCGCCGCCGATGAAGTTCTGAACGCCGGTAGCGGTGAGCGTGGCGCTCGTGGCAATCCAAGTGGTGCCACCATCAGGGGACACCTCCACCGTGATCGTCGCGCCGCCGAAGACTCCTTGAGCGATCAGCGTAATGTAGTCGCCCGCGGAGGGGAACACCTGGGACGAGCCATTGGCCGTCTGGGCGTTGAAAAGTTTAGTCGGAGTGTTGGTCATTTTTAGTCACATACTACCGAGTAGCACGGAGCCATCCGGTAGCCTTGGGCTTGTGCCCGAAGACGTGGGCTTTGAATTTCTTGAGTTCCTGTTCGAGGAGCTTCTCGCGGCGCTGGGCCATCTTCTTCGTGTCGTCCTGCGCCATCGCCTGCGTCCAGTAGTTCACTGCAATCGCAAGCGCATCGAGTCGGTCGTCGTGTCGTAGACAGCCGCGCTCTTTGGTGATGCGCGCCATCTGGTAGAACAGCATGTAGCAGTTCGACGACTCTCCGCCGTAGCTCTGCACGCTCTGGTAGTCCGCGCGGATGACGCGCGGGTCGACCACCAGCTTGTGCCGGTTCATCACCGGCTCCAGCGTGTCGATGATGCGAAGCTCCTTTTGCTTGGAGTGCTTCACTTCTTCGACGCCGCACGGGTGCGCTCCTTTGCCTTCTTCGTTGAAGACGCGCAGGAGGACCGGCTTGAACAGCTCACCGAACATGCCGTCGCCGAAGTTGGATTCGTAGACGACTTGGTTGATGCGCTGCTTCAGCGCGAGGCGTGCGAGCCATTCTAGGTTCTGCTCGTTGTAGCCACCCTTGAGACCACCACAGGCGGTCACGAAGAGGTAGCCGTTGAGCATCTTCACCACAGCGTAGGCCAGCTCGTCCGCACCGCGGCCCGCAGGGTCGATGGCGAGGACACTCCCTTGGTAGGGAATCCACTGCCCGACGATCTGCATGGGCCGGTAGTAGCGGTCGTTGGTGAGGCCGACGCACGGCACGCTGTCGTCGTAGGCGAGGTCGGGAGAGGAAGCCCAAATGAGCTTCTCCGGTCCCAGCTCCTCGTTGCAGTCCATCACGATCAGGTCGGAGAGCTTCAGCGGGTAGCGGTCAGCATCCGAAAGAGACGTGTCGAGCTGGAACTGGAGAGCGAAACCGGACCGGCCGTAGGACGCCTCACGCTCGCACAGGTCGAGGTCGGAGAAGCGCTGCGGGTCGGTCGGAGTGCCTAGGAGGCTCGGGTTCTCGCGGAGTTTGTCCGCGAGGAACGGCGCGAGGTTGTGGCCGTTGCGAGCGAACCACTTCTCCTCCGGGTAACGCGCGGGCCAAATGCGAATCTGGTAGCCGCGGCTCGGGAGCTGCGTGTAGATGGACTGCTCCGTCTGCGGCGTGCCGAGGTAAACGATTTCGCCACCCGGCTTCAGCACCGCATCGAACTCCTTCACCGCTTCGGCGAGCTTGTCGCGCGCCTGTTGCGTCAGGGAGTTGTTCTGCGTCTCGATGTCGTCAGCGACGATGAGGTCCGCGCGACCACCCGTGATCTGGCCGGTGATACCGACCGAGCGCACGCTGGGGTCTTTGGACTCACGCGCCGGGCCGACATCGAACTGAATCTTGGCGTTGCGTTGGTCGCTACGCGGGCGCAGGTGCGCCAGCATCGGCATGGTGTTGATGAGCTGGAAGCAGAACGTGGAGAAGTTGTCCGCGAGGTTCTTCGATGCGGACACCACGAGAATCTTCTTCTGCGGGTCGAGGTAGAGACGCCACAGAACGTAGCTCACCGTAATCCAGCTCTTGCCCACGCCGCGGAACGCCTCGATGACGCGACGACGTGGGCCGTGCTGGAGATACCCAGCCACGTCGTATTGAATTTCCGTGGGGTTGGGTAGCGCGAGGTGACACCAGACGAGGAACAGGAAGTTGCGGAAGTCGAGTAGTCTGTCGTCGACTTTCTCGCTCACCGCTCAGTGCCCGTGGGCGCAAACGGAAGTTTCTCCGCGAGCGCCCCGAGGGGCTTATGGTTTTCTCGATCACCCTCGATGCCGTTGTCCTTGAGGAAGGCACGGGCCACGTTCAGGTCTGAGGCCGTGGCCGTGCCGTTCTCGATTCGCTTCAGGAGTTCCTGTGCGAGGCCAACGTGGATGTCTTCGAGGATCTGTTTACGCGTTGGCTTTTTCTTCGCCACTGGAGGGGACTCCTGAGGAAGCCTGGGCGTCCTTCAGGAGGGCTTCGCAGGTTTGAACTGCGACATCGTTGGCGAAGCGCTCGGCTTGGAGAATGCCGAGGCGCTTGTCGATTTCCGCGCGTTGAGCTTGGAACTCGGCGATCACCTTGTCCGTGTTTTCCCGCGCAGCTTTGAACTGCGCGAGGCGTTGCTCGATGAATTGAGGGGTCATCAGAAGTTGTAGATGCGGGCGTTCACGTCCGCGCCTGCGGGCAGGGAGACGGTGCCGACGTTGTTCATGTTGAGGCGGAGGCCGACTTGGATGGAGTCGTTACCGCCGAGAGTGAGGCCGTTGACCGGACCGGGGATGACGAAGGAGCTGGAGTCGCCCGGCTTGTAGTCGACCCACGGAAG